ATGCATCTGAACAATGTCTTTAATGTCTTTGTTCCGATACTTATCTGGTAGTGCATCTTCCTGTTCAGGTGTCTCGTCTTGAGGCTGTTCAGGAGCTAGTTCTTCAGGTTGTTCAAGAGTTGCGTACTCTTCGTTTTCGTCTTCTTCAGGACGCTCAATTAATGTTGCCATATTATTACTCCGTGCATTAAAGCATTATGGAAGTGTTATTTCTGTGCGGCTCTTTCATGATCTCTTGCCCACTTATCATCGGCGTCGGGCCAGCCAACACCGTTAAACTTCGTAGAGATCGGAGAGATTATCCGCACTGCTGTGTGACCACACTCGTAACAAGTGGTGAGTTTCTCATCGGACTCCACCCATTGTTCTTCTATGTGACCGCATTCTGTACATTTGAAATCAAACCGTTTCAACACGTTCTGACTCCAAAATAGATTCGTATGCTTCTTTTAAGCCTGTTTCAAAATTGGTAAGCCGAAACAACATACTACGTTCGCCTTTCACACGAGCCAACGTATTCTCGTTATCAATATCTTCTATTCGATATGTTTCGAGTATATCCTTTAGCTCTTGTACGAGTTGCTTCCAACCCGGTTGGATGAATAAGTCGAAATAGGCTTCGTAGTATTTTTCATCTTCTTGTGTCAACACATTCTCCTTGTGTGGTGCGTTGTCTATACATTTATTCTAGCACAAATCGTGCCAAAAGTCAAGACTGAACAGGTTCTTTCTTCTTGACAGGCGCACTTGGCTTCGTAGATTGCTCTTCTAATGCCGTTAAACGTTTGTCAACATTTTCTAACACTGTGTTCAGTTCTTTAAGGATTTTATTAATATCAGCTTGGGTAATCATAGATTATTTTCCCTCATTTGCTTGTCTACAATTCGCTCATCAGATTTGATGGCTCGTTCTTTGAGTAGTAGCTCTGCCAATTTGACACGCCGCTCAAATTCTTTCTCGTCTTGATCGCCCGGTTCTAAGTTGGTGGTAAGCACCTTTAGACGATCTGTTTCATGGTCGTAAGGCACAAACTGTGTTTCAGTTACTAGCTTTCTAGCCCGTGCGAGGGATTCAGCCGTTTGTGATTCGTACACTTGTAACTGTGCTTGCTGTGTAGCCATTTGCATCTGCTGTGCCTGCATAGCCATCTCAGCTTCTTGTGGATTAGGCTGATTAGCTTGCTGTAGCCCTTTAATAATTTCTTCACGGTTGGCAAGATTCATGTTCTCGACAATGCTTTCAATCAACAACGGATACATTGGGCTGTCTGGCGACATTGTTTGCAGAAGCTGTACAAGCTGTGTCACTTCGTATTCACGAGCAATGATGCCTAGTGAGCTAGAGGCAACAAACTTGTAGTCCTGTACAGGATATATCTCAGGATCAAACTGCATATAACGATACGCCGCTTTCTGCACAAACGGAATTAAGAACGACTCTTGGAAGTTGATTAGTGTTCGCTTATGCCGCTTGATGATGGCACCGAGTGACATAGAAATACCAGCGGCTGTTGAGTCGCCATTAATACTTCCCGGAATCCCTGCCGCATCAATTGCACCCGTAGCCATCTGCACCATTTGTTGCAACGACGCCGCTTGGTTGAAGGTGTTCTGGTCTAGGTTTCCAAACTTAAACGGCTGTAGAATTTCTGCAGGGTTGCCGTTAGTGAGAATTGTTTTACCCGGACGAATCTCCATCCGTGTACCCCTAGGAAGCCGTGAGGCGTCCACAGCGAGCATTGGATGTACAGTGAGGGCTAAGGCATCAATCCTTGCACGAAGTTCCGTGTCGAGAGCTTTCTGTGCATTGTAGCCTTTCTCACAGATGCCACGTCCCCAGAATCTACCGGGAACAACGTCCCAAGGAAATGCAACAACAGGACGATCCTTCATCATGTACGGGTTTTCTTCAACCTTTAACAATTGACCACCGTTAGCAATAACGACAATGGCTTCGACGTATTCTGTCGTAGGTCGATCTAGTTCTTCAATTTCTTCTTCTTCTAAACCTTCTGTAATGGAATCAAAGTACAATTCAGAAGGCACTAGCCCATAGTATTTTGTAAGACGTACTTTATCGTCGTCATACATTGTAATTTCTTTATCGGCCTCTAGGTTGGTGTCTGTGTATGTAGCTTCTAATTCAACTTGACGATAAATCCCTGATTCAATTCCTTGTTCAACAAGATGCTTAGGAACAAACTCATCAATTGCGACTCCTAGTGCTTCTTCTACAGATGTTGCTACAGGGTCAATTAAGAAGTTTTGTGGCAGGACAGGGCGTAGCTTCACTACATAACGCTCTGTTTCCATAACACCATACGATAACATTGCACCGTCCATTACAGGCTGTGTAGCAGGCTTCATTTCTAATTTTTGTTCTAGTACAAGCTCACCCATACCTGTGCCATAGATCGCAGAGTTTAGGATACATTCTGCAACGGCTTTACGTACTTGTGTTAGCTGGAAGTCTTCGTCCAACTGCTTACGGATAGCCATCACATCAACAGGGTTTTCGTCGTGTACATCGTCACGGATGTCAAACCACTTGCCACGTCCAAACGTCGCTTCTTCGACTTCTGCGACAGCAGACTCAACAGCTTGTTGCAAGGCAGGGCTAATAATCCGTGAACGCTCTGACTGACGCATTGTATCTTCAGCGGCCCAGATTCCACGCCACAGTCTGTAATACTCATCAAACTTCTGTTCGTAATTCGCTTCAAAATGGTCACGCCATTGGTCGCACTTGCTAATTACCCAATTCTCTAAGCCTGCTAAAACTGTTGAGCGATTTTCATAGTCCATATCTAATACCCTGCTATTGGATCTAAAAATTCAAAATTTTCTTCTTCGTAGTCTACGTAGTAAGAAACCTTTGCTAATTGGTCAATGTAAGAAAGGGCATCAACCAAGTCATCATGTACTAACGGATTGGGAAACTGGAATAGCTCATCTAAAAACTCTGCCGTCCATTCTCCTTCCTGCATCGTAATTTGTCCGTGTTCAAAACGTCCCTGTAACGCCCAGACGACACGATCAGTCTTTTTCTTATTACCATGTGTTAGCTCTTCCACTCTGAAGAACTTCTGATTGGATTTCATCAGATCTGTCAGATAGGGCAACACCGCATTGCGTAATGCACCTTTCTCAATTCCTACTGCAACAGGCTCGTACGCCGCTACAGCTTCAAAGATCTTTCTAGCCGTCTTTTTTACGTCCCAACGACCATACACTAAGTCTGCGACATACCAGCCTTCTGTGTTTGCCTTAACAATGGCAATGGCTGTGTTGTCCAGCTTTTTGTTCTTTCCTGTTGCCTTTCCGGCAACGTCTGCAAAGCCTGCTAAGTCAACAGCAATATAATAATCACCGTCTTCAGGCTCTTCTTCCACAAACTTGATCCAGTCTTCTTTGAAGATTTCTGATCCAAGGGCTTCAAACGATGCCATAAATTCCTGACGGAAGGCATATGAAGACATCGACTTTTTAGCGATGTTAATTTCTTCCGGGTCAAGTAACGGATTATCGTATGACGTAAAGTGCCATGATTGGTAGGTAGGGTCATCCGATAACTCACCGTACTTGTACAATTCGTAAAAGTGATTACGACCTAACGGTGTACCAATAAACATAGCATCACCTTTTTGGTCAGCCAGTGCAGGACGTAGTACCGTTTCCCACACACTAGGCTTCATATCCGCATATTCATCTAACACCAAGAACTTCAACGACACGCCTCGCATCGTTTCCGGCCTGTCAGCACCCTTCAACGATATTGTCGCACCGTTGATGAGCTTAAACTGCATGTTGTTGACGTGACTAGACGCTATCACCTCATGGCCTAGCTCTAGTATGGTGTTCCACATAATATCCCGTGCCTGCCCCTGTGTAGGAGCTACATAGAATACATGACCTTTCCCAGTTTGTAGCGCATTGATAATGAGCATCCATGCCGCCAAACGAGACTTACCAGTACGACGCCCTGCCGCAACTATCTTGAAACGTACAGGGCTGTCAAATACTTCTTGTTGCCACGGGAGTAGCTCTACGTTGAGTTCAGTCAAGCAGAGGGTTCCGCATCAACATATTATTACGCATGTCCATTTCATCTAGGAATGGATAGACTGGTTCGCCCTGTTCATCCATCGGTACAACGTCAGATCCCGCACCAGCTTGTGGGATTTCAAACCCAAGAGGAGCTAACATGTCTAATATGTCTCCCGGTGTGTAGTCGTCAATGTCAACACCACCTGCCAACACATCATCTGACATACCTAGTGCAGAAAGTCCTAGTCCGACTGCCGCACCTGCTGGGCCAAAGATTTTTATCTTGTCGTAGACAGGATGTAGTTTACCTGCATTAGTACGAATTGTTCCTACTTGCTTACCAAGCTCTACTTCGCCTTTGTACTTTGTAGGGCGTAGACGAGGCTCTGACTTTTCGTCTGGATAACGAGACATCTCTACGCCTTCAGGATATTCTGTCTGCATAGCGTAGTAGTGCTTATTACTTTTCTCTACAGACACCACAGGAAACTTAGGGTTTGGTGTAGGGTCGATGCCCTCTGGAGCCTTGTCCCACTTCCAACCACCTTCCTGCTTAAACAGATTGGTTTTGACTTTACTCTTTCCTTTAACACGCTTACCGGGTTCATCGGATTCTGTTGTTTCTTGCGATACAAGCATCTTCGCCTTACCGTCAGGCTCAATCTTAATTACAGCCTTCTTAGGAAACTGTCCTGTAATGTCCTGTTTCGTTTCACCCATTGCAACGTAACGTCCACCGGGTGTGTACTCAAACTCACTGAGAAAAGGCTTGTACGCTTTGCTCTCAGGATCTAACATTCTTTGAGGAGCAGGCATTACAGCCCTGCCTTCTTTACTCAACTCATCAAATAAACTCATGCGTTTCTCATCCAGTTTTCTAGCTCTACAGAGCGATTACCAACCTGATTGTACCAACGGCTGTCTACCATCTCGTCAGCCGCTTTAGTCCATCTACCTTCATTCACTGCTTTGATAAGATTTTTAAATTTACCGAGTCTAGTGCGTCCGATGTTGAATGCCATATTCACCAGTACACGCTTAACTTGATCTGGCAGGCTGTCGAAATTCAAGAACAACACTCGACAATCAGCCAACGCCTCGTCACAGTCTTCCTTAAACCATGCCAACACCTGTTCCATATCGACATCTGTACCGACATCCATCTCTTCGTCGCCGTACAGTGCATGTCCAATACCAGCAGTAGGGATGCCTTCCGAACATAAATACACTTCTGTCTTACAACCTTCGTGCTTTGTCAAATCTAACTTAATCTGTTCAAAAAGCTCTTCAGTCATCTGATTCCACCGGTTCAATGTCTATAATGTCTTCATCGTTATGCATTGACGCACTAGCCCCAACGCCTGTAATCGTAATACTCACACTATTTTTACCTTGAGACATCTTATCCTTTTCAAAATAGCTAACAGGTAGCATTCTATCCATTAATAGCTTCCAAGCCGCCGCTTGATTCTTATGCTCGTCGTCTAGTGCGGCATCAAAGATGGCATCCATGACCTTTGTAGACTTCGGAGAAGCCAACATACGAGCTTTGTACTCATTAATAATAGCGGCATCGCCGGGAGGGCGACCTCTAACCCCTCTATTGCCTTCTTTCTTGGCAACAACATCGGTCTTTTTAGGCCTACCTCGACCTCTTTTTTCAATTTCAGTCATGGAACTATTCCGTTTTCTCCATAGGCCGAATAGTGTAGCACAAAAAAGCGTCAAAGTCAACTATTTTGGCATGGATGTTGCATGGTAGACATCAGTGCAGATTCTGTAAAGATATCAAATACTTGATATTCATGCATTTTAGCGGATTTTACAGGCTTTTAAGTGCTTTTTCTATTTTGCTCTTTTGCAAATCTATGCAGGTACTATAATATATTAAACACTGGATAGCCCCTCCCCGTGGGGTCGATCAGGCCTGTGGATAACTTTACAGGATTCGGTTGATAAGCTGTGGATAACCTGTGCAGAAGCTGTGGATAACTTCACAGTTCTGTGAATAACCTGTGGATAACTTTATGCACAGCCTGTGGATAACTGTGCAGTCTGTGGATAAGTCTGTGGATAACTTTACAGGCTAAAAAGTTATGCACAGGTTTCTGCACAGGCTGTAAAGCGTCGCTGTACAGGCTATTTTGTCCGGATTCGATGCAGGCTGGACAGGCTGGACAGTAAAAAAGGGGTGACAGTTAAGTACCCTTTAGGGCTAAAACAGGCCTATGAAATCCAGTCTGTTTGCCCATAGTCTGAGACGCATTGTAAAGCCCTGTAACGGCCTGTAATGCTATCGGGTAATACTAGGGTACAGGAAAGGCTATTGCGTCGCTTGTAGCGGCTTAGAATGGCTGTAAGCGATATGCTGCTTGTCGGTTTTAAAGCATGCGGTACATATGGTGCAGGCATAAAAAAGCCCGCATTGGAGCGGGCTATATAGTCGGTTGGTATTGTGTCGGGTTAATTGCCGATAAATATTTTCCAAACTAGAAAACTAACTAGAACAATTTCGGCTAATTCAATCATTAATAAACAACTCCATAATAAAGACACCAAAGCCCAACACTAAAGAAAAGCTGGCAATACCAGCCACCAATAAAAACAATTCCGCACTAATCATTTTAAACTCCAGCTATTAAATCAGGATTGGTAATAATAAAATCACTGTCAGACTTTTTAGCCAATCCTTTAGCCCGTAATCCGATAATAATATTCTTTGGGTCGTCAACACGTACGTCGTGTAGGTCGCCGTCTATAACCTGCCTGTCCATAAACCGGCTGGGCAATCCACCGCTAAAGACTACGGCAATGTTTGCGCCGATATTTAAAGCCCGCTCTACCGATTTCCGATACAAGCCCTTGCCTGAATAACTAAACGTTAAATGGTAGTTGTCTGGCGTCGTACCCAAACGATTAGCCCGTTTGGTGTAGTCGTAAAACTTCACGTCGGGAAAAGCTTGGGGGATGCCGAAATCCTCCCATGCAATATCAGACAAAACATTTAATCGAATAGCCGGTATTTTATTTTCCCTATATGCTTTACGTCGCATAAATTCAATATCGGCAATTAATAGTTTTAAGAATGCCGGAAAATCATTATGGAATAATTCGGATTTCCTAGTGCGGGCTTCGATTACATTCTTGAATCGACCACGACCGGCTGATTTTAAACAGGCATCAAAACAGCCAGCCGCTTTACTGGCAGGGCATAGTTTTGCATCGGGCATTAAAGACAATCCAGCAAATAAATATTTGTCTGAATACTTGTTAGTTTTGGCCAATTTAGAATTGCCATTGATTGATAATAAATTCATTAGATAGCCCCTATTTGCATACGATCAACATCTAACCCTTTAACGATCGCCGCCGCTAAATCGGCGTCGGATTCGGTTTTAAACATATAACGAAGTGTATTATTGTCTTTTGGGTAGTCAGCAACGGATTTAAACTTTAATCCGACTACATCGAATAATTTCTCAATATACCAAGCATTTTTATAACAAGGCTGGTCGCCGTCCATTGTCTGATACATCTCAAGCCCACTTAGGTCGTTTGGTACACGTACCGACCAATCGAAACCAGCGCACCAATTAGAACCAGCGTAAGGATTAGAAACAGGTGTAATTTCAGAAGTAAGCATTTTTATTTATCCTTGTTTAACCATTCTTTTAAATCATAATATGGTGAGCAATGCCCAACCATTGAATCATTCTCAAATATTTCAATCCATCCAATAACTGTCATGTTAAATATCCATCCTGTATTGCAAATCAAAATAATATTCGGCTTCCCGATAATCGTTGGCTGGTTTATACCCTATTGAATAATCCATGTAAGCTTTACCGGCTGTACTGTCGTCCCAGCGATTAATCCCGAAGTAATCCATACAAGATCGATTAATAGCCCTCCAGTCGTCTGTAGATATTGTAAAGTCTTCAGGCAGGCTAAAACCAAAGTGTCGATCCTTCATGTCATACAAGTCTTCGCATTCGTACACGGTGGTTTTTTCATACCAGACGGCTTCAAGCTTGTCGCCAAATAGATAATCTAATAAACGCTTTACAGTTTTTAAATCGTTATCGAACGGTTTCATAAATACTCCAAATAAAAAAAGCCCGCCGAAACGGGCTATATAGTTTTTAAGCTTCGTTTAAAGCCCCGACGGCAAAATTCCAAATATCACGACCGGCTGGTCGCTCAACTGCAATAGTCAGCCGTCCGACGTGTACCTGATCAAAACTATTTTCATGGTTAGCCCCTAGACCTCGATCCTTACGTGAACGGATACGATAGAAACCCTGCAGGCCTATTTTGCCGACGTTAAATCGAACAGTACCCTTGGATTCGGGTTTAAATTCGATTTCGTCATTAGGGAAATAGAATTGCACCAAATCACGGGCTAAATCGTTTTCTAATTCCGATTGGGTTTTTACTGTTTCAATTTGAACAGGCTTTTTAACGAAGAGACTTTTAATTGAATTAAACATGTTTATTTCCTTTCAGTGTTTAAAAATCCGCATTGGTGCGGTGGCGCATTATAAGCATGAAACGATATCGCATTACAAGCCCCTATCGAAAAAAAAATAGATGAAACGGGCGAGTACACTAAAACGAACCATAAGTACAGAAATTTTTGAAATTATTTTTATCCACAGAATTCTGCGAACACTTATGCACAGGCAAAACAGGCTGTGGATAGATTGTGGATAAGCTGTGGATAACCTGGGGATAACTTTTTTGCGTCGCCCACGTGCGTAGCGGCCAGAAGGCCGAGGCTTTATATATTAAAGGGACTGTCGAACCTAAATGTTGGGACTGTTGAACCCGTAGGACTGGTGTGTCCAACTGAATAGACACGATAGACACGACAGACAGGACAGAAATTATTAGATCTTGTCCTGACATTGTGGTATAATCCAGCTTTCCAAACAACCAAGGGACAGTAAGACCTATGAGATGCAAAGCATGTAACACAGAGCTTAACGACTTTGAGTCAACACGTAAAAGTTCTACCACTGGTGAGTTTATAGATTTGTGCAACGTTTGTTACAACTCTGTTAGAAATGACGTACAAGCCATTGAAAGATTTGATTTAATGGATGTTCAAGACGAGCTTGACGATAGCGATAGTTTATGATATTTTTCTATATAGTCTATATACATAGACTATTTAGCTAAATAGCTATTTAGTTCTTTAGGGATTCTATACATAGATCTAGTATTACATACTATATAGGAGACAACATGGCCGGTAAGATTCCATCAGTACAACGAAGCCTGATTAGCGGTGGCTTGACAGGCGAGAGTGCTTACAAGTGGGCAAAGTTTTTAGCGGATGAATATTCGTTTGACGCTGACGACCCATTACTGTATGATAGATTTAAGTCGATGGAAGAGTCGCTTGAGCCTAAAGACGGCAAGGCTGTCGTGGCATCATTCTCTTCACGACTGTTGGAAGAACACATTGAAAAGTGGAGCAACAAATGAATCATATTCCTACGCACATGCTCATCAATGAGCTAGTGAAACGTTTCAATGATTACACCGACTATGGTGTAGACGATTTTGCCTGCACAGCGGCACAGTACGATGAGGTGTTGTTAGTCGATGTCCACAGAGGGCTGGAGACATTACAACACGCATATGTTGAAACAGTGTTGGCTCGTGTGTTAGAATCATTAGGTCAACAAGGAGACGAATGATGTATCAAGACGGTAAATGTTATTTCTGCACCCACTGGTACTGGGACGATGCAGAGAACGAGTATGAACTCTGTGGAACGTGGAAGTTTGAGAAAAACTATCCAGACATGCCGGACTATTGGCATCTGCAAGAATTAGACGTAGAGGCGTTTAATGGCAAGCTTCAAGATCCACACAGCTTAGACGTGACAGTCACATCTGATTGTTACGAAAAAATCAAGGCCGAAGGGCCATCATTTCTTTAGGAGAAAACAATGGCATTTGTAGACACCCACGTTGGATGCCCTAAGTGTGACAGTAGTGATGCTTTCGCAGTCAACGATAATGGATGGGGACATTGCTTCAGTTGCGGTAGTAATATTCCGCCTGAAAATTCAGGTATAACTGAAGGGGTAAAGCCCTCTTCAGGTAGGGTAGTATCCCTTCCTACCAAAACACCGCCCAGTACCCCTTACAATGCGTCTCAGGGGGTGTTTTACAGCAACATCTCCGACCGTAAAATCAACTCCACTGTCTGTGAGTTTTATGGGGTAGGAAAACGTGGTGATGACATGGTGTTTCCTTACAGCGACAACAAGGCCGCAAAGGTACGTATCGGAGGTGAGAAGAAGTTCAAATCAGAAGGTGATTGGAACGCATCACCGATGCTGTTTGGTCAGGATAAGTTTCCTGCAGGCGGTAATACGATTGTTGTCGTCGAAGGCGAGTATGATGCGTTGTCAGCCTATCAGATGCTAGGTGTTCGTAAGGTGGCTGTTGTGTCTGTACGCAACGGTGCAGGCTCTGCATTAAAAGACTGCAAAGCCAACTACGAATACCTAGACAGCTTCAAACACGTTGTCTTCAACTTTGACAGTGATCCGTCAGGTGTGCAGGCACAGGCAGACTGTGCAGAACTGTTCAGTCACAAGGCAAGCTGTGTTGTCCCTGTCAATGGACTGAAGGACGCATCAGACTTCTTACAAGCCAACCGCACAGCAGACTACTTGAACGCTGTGAAGAACGCTGAACGCTGGACACCCGATGGCATTGTTGCAGGCTCCAACCTGTACGATGAGGTGATGAAGCCTGTACAGAAGTCTGACGTTAACTATCCATTCGTCGGGCTTAACAAGCTGACGTATGGGATTCGTAAAGAAGAACTTGTGACAGTGACGGCAGGCTCAGGCTTAGGTAAGTCTCAGTTTTTACGTGAAATCATCTGGCACATCCTTCAGAACACAGAGTCTAACATCGGCCTGATGTTCCTAGAAGAATCGACACGTAAGACAGGATTGTCTTTGATGTCGTTAGCGGCTGACAAGCCATTACACTTACCAGACTGTGTTGCCACACAGAAGGAGAAAGACGATGCATTTAATCAGACACTTGGCACAGATCGTGTGTATCTGTTTGATCATTTCGGTTCCAGCGACGTTGATAATATCGTCAATCGTGTACGGTATCTTGCCAAGGTGGCTCGATGTGATTATGTGTTTGTCGATCATATTAGCATCATTGTCAGCGCACAATCTAATGGCGATGAGCGAAAGGCAATCGACGAAATCATGACTAAATTGCGGATGCTAGTACAGGAAACTGGCATCTCTGTGATTTGTGTGTCACACCTTAAACGTCCTGACACCAAAGGTCATGAAGAAGGTGCGGCGACGAGCCTAGCACAGCTACGTGGATCTGGCTCTATTGCACAGCTTTCAGACATGGTGATTGGACTAGAACGTAATGGTCAGGCAGACGACATCAAGGAACGTAATACAACATATGTCCGTGTCTTAAAGAATCGTTTTAGTGGAACCACCGGTAAGGCTTGTGCGTTGCTGTATAGCCTTGAGACAGGCAGGATGACGGAGATACACGAACCTGACGAGGATGCTCTATGACTTTACCAGATAGCTTCTCAAACAATAGGATTGGTGACTTCGCAGAATACTATGCTGTGACATGGTTGTGGGATCAGGGCTATGAAGTGTTCCGTAATTGCGGATGCGACGGCCCTGTTGATTTGATTGCCATGGATCAGTATGGTAAAATGTTCTTAGTCGATGTGAAAACAAAGTATGATGAGACGACAGAATGTACGCAGTACGGAGGTAAACGTACAGAGCGTCAGGTAAAACTAGGCGTACAAATTCTACTATTCGACAGAAACACACGTAAATGCACTTTTCAGGCACATAGAGATGAAACAACTTATACTCGATATCGAGACGAACAGCACCCACAACTTGATTTGGATAGTAGTGACACAGGACGTTGAGACAGGAGAAGTACAATGTCATACAGAAGCATCAACTTTGGCTCCACTGGTAAAGGCATACGATCAAATCATCGGTCACAACTTAATTGGTTTCGATGCACCAGTGTTGCGGAAAGTGTGGAACATTGGGATACCGAAATCGAAAGCGGTAGACACGTTGATACTTTCAAGGCTTTTGAACCCCGTCATCGACGGAGGCCACAGCCTGAAAGCATGGGGACAGAGACTTGAAGACAACAAAATTGACTTTGCCTTTGCAGACTTTGATGGTGGGCTTACGCCAGAGATGCAGGAGTATTGCATCCAAGACGTTAAGCTCACTACCAAGCTATACAAGCACCTTATGGCAGGCTTTAAAGCTTGGAAGAACTCTGAGCAAAGTATCAAGCTTGAACACGACATTGCTGTGCTTTGTCGTAAACAAGAGCAAAACGGCTTTAAGTTGGATATTGATGCGTGTGAGCTATTACGAGCTAAACTGTCAGATCGAATGGGCGTTATTGAAGATGAAGTACAGGCTGTATTTCCGCCAATTACTGAAGAACGCTGGTCGGAGAAAACAGGGAAGCGTCTAAAAGACAAGGTGACAGTGTTTAATCTGGCTTCACGTAAGCAGATTGCAGAGCGATTAATGAGCCTTGGCTGGGTACCTAACAAGCACACGGAGAAAGGCCAGCCTATCGTCGATGAAGGCACACTAGAAGATATTGATATCCCGCAAGCACAACTGATTGCAGAATATCTAATGATTCAAAAACGTGTCGGCATGATCGACTCATGGCTAAAACATGTCGATAAAACCACTCATCGTGTACATGGCGGTGTTATCACACAAGGGACAATTACTGGACGTATGGCGCATAGAAATCCTAATTTGGGACAAGTGCCTAGTGTGACCAAGCCGTATGGAGAAGAAATCAGAAGTTTGTGGACTGTTGACAACGGCAACGTGTTAGTAGGTACAGACCTTTCTGGGGTAGAATTGAGATGTTTATCGCATTACATGCAAGATGAAGAATGGCAAGAGGAATTGTTGAATGGCGACATCCATCAGAAGAACGCCGATGCGGCGGGTCTTACAAGGCCGCAAGCTAAAACCCTGCAGTATGCAGTGCTTTATGGCGCAGGCCCAGCCAAAGTTGGCAGTATCGTTGGAGGCGGAGCGAAAGAAGGGAATGAAATCTTATTTCGTTTTTATGCTAACACCCCTAAGCTCAA